GAAAATCTTGTCATTAACGGCGTTCAGGTAGAAAAGCATTTTGCCTTTAAGGGTGACGGTCGTTGAGGCAAGCGAGAAGAAAAGTGCTAGTCGTTGAGCAATGATTTCGGCTTTATCTGATTCAAATAAATAGAGTGTTCTCTCTAGGGTATTTTTAAGCCCCACGTATTTATCCACAAATCCCGAGTTATAAGTCACGGTTTCAAAAGTGTCTTGACCGTTTTGCGTATCCGTAAACGGGCGATAAGAGCAAATCACGTTGTTATAAATTTCCGTTTTCGACTGAGTGTCCCAAGAAAGAACGTCGTCGTCTTTTAGGACTTTGGTTGTATCGGGTTTTTCAGCGTTGAGGATACTATAGGAAATGCTTAACGAAGAATCCCCGTAAAGGCTTCCAAAGACGCTTTCATTGATTCGAGTAATGGAGTCACGGATTGAAGGCGCCTCACTTCCGATTGAGTCAGGAATAACGAGCGAAACAATATAGTCACAATCGGCCTTGGCTTTTTCAAACGAGGGCGCATTGATTGACGAAAAGCCGGCATCATTAACGACCAAGTGCTTAACTACGTCCGAAGGCGTCTTGAGCCACGCGCCCGTAGCGTCTTCAAAGCCTAAGCAATTGCAAGTTATGAGTGAATCGTCTTGGATATAATCAACCGCTTTAATGAGCGCGGTCGTGGTCGCCGTCGTTCCGGTATAGTTTGATCTAAGGATTATGCTTTGCTCTTTGACGTCAAGAATTTCGTGCCAAGTGTTCTCGCCCGAGACAATCGAGTTTTTTCTTATCCAATCGCGCGGCTTTAAGATCGAGCGAAAATCAACCGTCGCGGTCGTGGAAAGTGTTGAGCTTGCGTTGGTGAAAGTTATACTCACTCCGGCAAGCTTTTCTTGCGTGATGTTAAATTCGGCCAGAGGGTCAAGCGTGATAATGGCTTCGGCGAGATTGAAATAAGTCCAATCTCTATTGAAAATAAGCTCACGATTGCCGAAGAACACGTTTTGGATAGCGAGCTTAATAAATGTATCCCCTGCGCTTGGAACGGGCGCAATGGCGTTTTGAGTGACAATTTCATTTCCTGAAATTCTTCGCACCGTGACAAGGCTCCCGTTAATCATAACTTGATCGCCGGCAAAAATGTCTTGAGTTGATGCCACTAGAAAACGATTGTTCGCCCTTACCGTTGTGATTGTGGTCGTTGGTTGTCTAAGCTTATGGCCCGCAACGTGCCAAGACCTATTATAAATACGATAAGGAATTTTGGGATTATTCCGAATAGTTTGATTGATTATATTTGTGTCGGCAACTTTGTTTAAAACGAGTGCCGTGTCACTTGAAATAGATTCCACTCCGCACTTGTAAACGACTGAGTCAACCGTAAAAATCAACTCATCCCCGACGCTTAACTGACTTAGGAATAAAGTGCCAGTTCCGGCGAGCGTATTGGTATTAATTAATACCGTGGCGATTCCGGTAAGTGGAAATGATTCTAAAATGTTGCTAATCCCTGCGGTCTTAACTTGCTTTACTTGGCCATAGATTCGGCGCTTAGGTGTATCAATTAATGAGTCTTGAATAGTCCCGTCAAGGGCGGTGAAAACGCCGAGATTAACCTTGTCACGAAGCTTGAAAACGAAATCCTTGACGTTGAATTTTACGCTAGTTATTCCGTAATCCTTGGAATCAATCACACCCTCAAATACTCTTCGCGCTTCGGTGACTGGCGTTTCGGTGAACCATGAATAGAACGAGACGGTTTTGTTTTCAAAAATAAACGTGTCAAAAATCTCATCAAAAAAACCGGTGTTAATAAAATCAATTGAGCTTGATGACTCTAAGACCACGCCCGTCGATTCCGAGTCAAGTTGTTGGCCCACGCTTCCGATGCTTGTCAAATAAGGAAGCCACTCGACGACCTCGCCACTCGCTAAATCATAAGGAAGATTTAATGGGGCGTTAGAAAAGAAAAGCTTATAGGTGAAACTCATTTCAAGCGTCTTAGGATTAACCCCACCAACGCAAAACAAGTAAATGGTTTTATTTTTTATGTCATGGTAATAAGTTCCGGACACGACCGCGCCAAGGCTTGAGACTTTTGTCATTGCTTGGCCTGAGACTTTTATGGATTCTACGAAATGATTCACGGAACGCTTATAGATTGAGCCGGAGTGTAGCGTGAAAAGCTTCACCAAATGCTCGGCTTGACACGTTACCAGAGTGACTTTCTCACTTCTCGTTAATAGCGCCGCCTCTTCGAATGTCACTTTTTTCGTTCCATTAAAATCGCCTCTATGTTGCGAGTGCGAATCGTGATCTCTTTAACGTTCTCGGAAATGGACTCAACGCGAACCTCGGTCGGCTTCACTACGGTATGCGCTCGCCCTAAAACATAAGCGTCAAACCCATAAAACAAACCGACGACGGTTGAGCATGGAATGACGACATATTTAATTATGAGAGAAAAAGCTTTCATTAAGTCGCCTCTTCTAGGTTCATGGAAATATCATATAGCCCGTAAGACTTATTATTGATTTGCGGAATTGTATTGAGATAAAACATTCCTGCAAAACGGTCTGGGTCGTTAATCATTGAAGAGTCACCAATACGAACAAAGAAAGGCTTAGTCGTTCCCTTGGAATCATAGACCACTAAGACTTGATCGAGTTCCGTCTTATCCATGGAGCGAATTGAAAAACTTATTTGCTTTTGTCGGCTTATTACATCAACGAACTTTTGCCCGTAGCGGTTTTCTTTAATCGTTGAAAGCTCTTTGTCTTGATAGTTCCAACCAAGATCAATCCCCATCCCGTTGGCGAAAGTGATTTTCTGACCGATAAAAATATTTGAGATTTCACAATATCCAAGCGACGAGGTTAAAACAATCCGCGCATAGCGATAGGTTTGATTAGTGAACTCTTTGAAGCCAAAGCCTTGAGCCGTGTTGATTGTGACGGTAGTTGAAAATGCCGGTGACGTCCAAACGTTTGTTGTATTCATTTGGAACGTGGCGGTTAATATCCCAAAGCCTGAGCGTGGGGAATCAACTAATAAAATAGAATTAACCACGGAGGCGGTGCCAAAATCAAAAACGATTGAGTCACTGTTTGAATTGCTTCGGAAAACCTTGGTGCGCCTATCGTCTTTCAGGTTCGCCAATGGAAAAAGGGCGTTCTCGGAAGACGCCGTCATACTTGCTTGATCTATTAAATTCGTCGAATAAAATGATATCATTAAATCCTAAAGCCGGATTGTACTTCCTTCCTAATCACGGTCGCGATTGCCCGTCCGTCAACTGAAACGTTGATAGGTTGTGCCATTATGGCGTTAGTCAGGCGGTTTATTGCGTCAATAGTTGAGGCGTTGCTTCCCCCACCTGAGCCGTTGGCGATATTAAAAAGCTCGGTTTGTTGGCCACGGGTTAAAATCATTTCTTGGGAATTAACTTTTACGCCTATTTTGTCGCCGGTTGTGGAATTTCCACCCACGATTCCCCCTTGCTCGAATCCTTTAATAGCAGAGGCCGCAATGGTCGCGAGTTGAATCGCTCCGTTGGTTTTTGCCCACGCTACTATGGGAGCGGTAACAGGAAGGCCGGGGGGCACGGCCGCGGCGAGTGCCATGGCCTGAGCGGTGGCAACCACTACTTGAGCGGCGGCGGCGGCTTTTTGAATAATAAATTGTTCTTTTGAGCCATCTTTGGCCAAGGCTCCGGCGAGTGCGAAAGTTGAACCCATAACCGCCAATCTCGCGGCCGAAGTTTGTTCTTCTAGTCTTAAGCTTTGGTCGTTGATTGCCTTTTCTGATTTCGCTTGGGCCATGTCCATGGCGAGAAGTCTTTTTTGTCCGGCGGCCTTGTCGGCGAGCATTTTAGTTTCTGAGTCAGTGATGGCGCTATTTTTTTGAAGCTCGGCCGCATAAACGGCGTCAATTTTTTGTTGCTCAAACAAAACAAGGTTGGCCAATTCCTCTTCACGGTTGGCGGTTGTTATGTCTAAACCAGTGAGATATTGGTTGTATAAAAATAGTTGATGGTCGGCTTCAATTTGGTCTAGTTCTATATTTGCCGCTAACCTAGAATCAATTTTCTTTTGGTCTTCTTTGCTTATCCCTCCGGTTCCACCTTCGGGGTTCGCCGGAGTCGGAGCATTTACGGAAAAATTAGCTTTTG